GTAGTAACTTTTTCATCTCTTTTTAAAGCAAAAAAATTGAGGATGAAGGGAATTGCCATCTTCGATATGGTATTTCACTATGGGTTCTTCATAATCCCCTATCTCTGCGACTTTTTGAATTATTTCTTCCCGTGAAGGGTAAGTTTCTAGTCTATCAAAATCTCTAATATCGTCAACAATTAACCACTCAGGAAGATTATCTTTTACACACTCTATTTCTTGAAGCACTGGACTTCCAAACCTTCCTATATTTGGGTCAAATGTGGTGCCTCCTCCTGAACCGTGGGCATCCAGAAACAAAAAGTATTTTTCAGAAATGGATGAAACTATATCAGGCAGTAAATCCGTACTTGCTCCCTTTAAAAAAGTTAACTTTTCTCCTTGATAGGTACTAGTACAATGCTCAAACAAACTATCAGATAATTCGATGCTAAAAACTTCATCAAAAAAATTGTAAAAAGTCCAAGATCCTCCTCCTCTGTGAGAACCAGTCTCTATACAAATAGGAATCTCTTCTTTTACAATTTTTAAATCGTTAAGTAATGTTAAATAATGTTCATACATTAGATTTGTTAGTCCTATGCAAATAATAATAAATAGGTTCAACAATATATTCTTCGGTCTTCAGATGTTGTAAGATGCTACTGGAATAGTCCTTATCTTCTCCCATAGATATCTCAGGAAATCTAGTTTGAAGGGCATACTCCCGCTTAACAGGGTTTAAATGATTGGGATTCCTATAGTACCTCATTAGGCCAGTAGTCTTATCCTGATTCTCAAACCAAGATTTGTACTTCAAACTATGATAGGTAAGCCCTGCAAAATTTCCATCATTAAAATGAAGCAGATGTATACCGACCGTATCAGGCTTAGTCTCCAAAGCAGACATAATCTTACTTACATAATCAAAAGAAATAATGTCATCATCGTCAATGAATGCTAAGTACTCACCTTTGGCCTTATCCAGAAGAGCATTCCTTTTGGCTCCTATAGATCTTTCTCCATTATCAAGCTCAACAATAACCTCTACCTTGTCTTCAATGCCTGAGAGCTGGGGATCTAAAATCTGCATAAGCCTTTCTAGATACCCTTGTCTATCCTTTAAGCTGCAAATTAATAAACTTAATAACATATTAAAAATAGGGATTTAAGGGACGAAGAGTTTCCTCCTCGCTGTGTCCATCATTTTGATAGAAGAAGGGCTTTTTAACTGCTAAAATATTGTTATTAACCATGTCCTTAGCTAAGCACTCATCACAACCAAAGGACCCAGGATTATTTTTAAATGATCCCAAAAGATTCACAGCCTTATCTCTATAATCTTCAGACAGGTAAAGAACTGCGTGGACTCCCAACATGTTGTAAGGCCTAACATAGACATCACTAAAGTCAGAACTTATACAAGCACGAAAAGTTGAGACTCCACGCAGCATACCAAACCAAGAAGTCCCTAAATACAAAGCGTCACAATCATCAGGAATTTCTAATTCAGGCACGAAATGTTCTGTTTCCATACAATCATCCTCCATCATGAGTAGAGGAAGATCGTTACTTAAACCGCGTATGTGAGTTTCTGCTATACCAACGGTATATGGATCAGCAATGGGACCGTTTAACTTGTGAAGCTCTTTAAATCCTAATCGCTCAAACATACGGTACATTTTACCGTGCCGCTCTTTATTCTTTTCTATTGTCGCCCAGTATATGGGTACTTCTCGTAAATCTATTTTCATGGCAGATACTTTTTGATCTTCTTCAAATTTTTCTTAGTACTCTTGCGAAGAAACTCTATGAGTTCCAACCCCGACATTTCATACCAAGGTTCCAATACTGCGCCGTAGTTGATGCTGGTAATTACATTCATGTTCAGGCAACGAGCCTCAACAACCAGCCTACAGCACGACTCTCTAGCCAAGGGGAAAAACACCAGAGAGGGATGCCTAGATAGATTAAAAATGAAGACTGAACGCTTGTCATTTGGGTGTATCAAAGTATAATCCAATCGGGCCTCTTTACAAAAAGCAATTGCTCCCTCAGTATTTTTAATCCAGTTTGAACTATTTACTACAGCACATGTCCAATCTCTAGGTTCTATTTCAGTCTTCCTCCAGTAAACTTCTAGGAGATCCAAATCTTCGTCAGACCATAGCGTAGATTTTAAATTAATAAAATTAGCTTTAACACCATTAGCTTTAAAAACATTTAAGTGATCTGTGGTTTGAACAAATACGGCCTTGGCATTTTTATAAAGGTCATAGTTAATTCGCTCTTCTTCTGGAACTATACACCCTTCGTAACTCCATGGGTGCCTGGAGGAGCAAATTTTATAATCGTGCTCTAATATAACATAATTTAGGTTCTCAGCAACGATGGCATCTATTATCCCTGGGTGCATTAATGATATATTACCTAAAATATAGAAATCGTTGGCACCAAGCTTAGTTATCTCATCTGATTTTAACCACTCAACATCAAAATGATCACCAACAACCCTGTTAACCTGTTCAGCCCCACCTGTTCCGTCAGGAAAATCATCTATAAATACTACTTTAGACATATTCTGCTCCTTCGCGTTTGAATATAGCTGCTGGCCCTGGTCCAGCGCGGAAGACCTCGTTGATTAGAGGGCGCTTGAGAGCCTCTGCAATCGCGTGTGGAAGACCTTGATTACCTATAAATAGTTCTACGCCCTCCAAGATCTGGGCCATTTCTAGGAGGCTCTCGACGGTCAAACGAGGTACTTCCGCCATGTGAGGGAAGGTGTAAACAAAGTACTCATACTCTCTCTCCCACCCAAGGAAAAAAGCCTTTTCGACAATATCTTTATCAAGACCCTCCCAGAAAGAATAATTACCATGATAACGACAGCTCCTAGCCAGAGCTATAGTCTTACCATCAATAGCAGGAAGTGCAGACGGAACACTTAGCCACTTCTCATCACGGACACTAATTGGAAGATTACAAGTGGCCAAGTGGGAATCTGATAAATTATTAAACTCAACATGATCTCTAAATCTATCAAGGTTAAAATCTACAGATTCTCCATTCCAGTATCTGACTTCCTCAATATAATCTTGAAGTTCAAGTAAAGGTTTAATGCCATCAATAGAATCCTTAGTTAATTTTGTCCTAGTGAACCTTCCGTCACCCCAGTCAATAAGAGGCTCCGACTCCCCGCCGTTCGGATCTAAAAATAGAATCCCACCACCCAATTCCCTAATTGTTGGAAGCGAGAATATTATATCACCCAAATCTCCTGAATGTTTAAAAGTTTTCTTAGGTACAGTAATTGTGTACCCGTCTTTTGGGTTTAATTTCAACTCTCAATCCTCTCTCTAAGATTAGTAAGAAGAGCATTTTTTTGGGCCACCATTAACGCATCATACATTTCAACACGATCTGAAACAACTTTATTTAAATCAAATAAGTCTTCAGTAATTTCGTGAAGGTTATTTCCCATTCTCTCTCTTAACTTTTTATCGCGAACCAGCTTAGAGAGGACTCTAACCCACTCAGACTTGGGAGCGTCTGGCGGTATCAAAACCCCAGTTTCCCAGTTAGTAATTGTTTCATTATAGCAGCCTACATCAGACGCTACTAGAGGAACACGGTATCTGCCAGCCTCGGCAACCTTAATATCAGACTTAGAATCATTAAACTCATTCATTTGGAGGGGAGCTATAGCAATATCCATATGGGCAAACATTATACCATACGCATCGGCATTCATCGCTGGATAAACTTGCCAATTTTTTGCTCCTTTGAATCCTCTGGTTAGAATTTTTCTATAATTATCCCAAACATCGAACTGCCAATCATTACCCTCATCACCTGTACGCTCACCAGGAGGTCTTCCATAGAAACCCCAATGAACCCTCTCTTTGCCTACTCTTTGATTTACTCTATGAGGGACACCAGCGAACTCTTTAACATCCTCTTCGTGGTGAATACCCCCTGCCCAGCCCACTCTGCATATCTTTTTATTGGGGGGAGGTGCTTTATCATGAGTCCACGCTGGCAAATCGTAATCAATCGCATTTTTAACTACGGCAAGCATCCCACGAACATAAGGTTGAATTCTTTTAGCAAATTTAACTTGGGTTACCGTAACCAAATCAGCGTTATTATAAACCCACTTAGTTACATCGCTCAATCCCTTATCTTTATAAACCGATTCTAACCTATGACCAGAATAGAGATTGGTAAGCAAATCATCGGTATCGTAGTGAACGATTTTTCCAAATTCTTTGGCCATTCCGAGAACACGGGCTGTATAATTTCCACCAAAATTACAAATGTTATTAACAACTACAATATCAGCCCATTTCAGGGAATCATGAGGAAAATCTGGCGGTAGCTGGCCAGTCTTTAAATCCAATCCTAGGGGGTTGAAATCAAACTTAACCTCAACCCTGTCTGGGAGAATCTCTTGGAGCTTTTCGTAAGGATTTATAGCTCTATAAAAAGCACACCCACCCTCGTTGGCGGGGCACACCAGTATCTTATATTTCGTGCTCATGTCTAATTTTATTATAGTTTAATAATTTAATTTAGCTAACTAAATAATGTAAGGAAACTCCCTCATGAAAAAACTTTCACTACTCTTACTTTTAACTGGCTGCTCAACTACAGGTATGCTGTCAGATACCGCTATGCCTGACCGTTTTGGTATAAGCACAGGTACAGGTTCGGCAGCATTTGATGGTACCATTACCACTCTCATCCCAGGGGGTGGAGGACACAATCCTAATGATATGGAATATTCTCGATGGGATGGAGAATTTGAAGATATGGTTACAGCAACTGCGTGGCTAGAGTGGGACCTACCAAAAGCAACAACTTCAGGTAGAACTTCCTTTGAGGGCTTAAAGAATGCTGTGCTAGATGATTATCGCGGAAAGCCAAAAGAGTCTCTTATAAGTATAACAAAGAGCGTGGACGAAGTAACTGGTGAAGAGACTTGGGACTTCGGTGTGACAGAAGCTCTTAACTCAGCAATCCTAGCGCTACTTAGTTTTCTAGGGTTCAAAGTAATGAAGAAAAGACAAGCCGATGACTAATTCAAGAGGAAGTAGGTGTGCCCTGTACGCCTTGGTAATATGTGTGTGCGCCTCTGTATTTTTTATGAATCAAAGATTTGATCAAATGCAGGAAACACTAAAGTGCATGAAAAACCCAGATACGCGACACGAAGTTATGCTGGAAAAGATTGAAGAGAGGTTCCAAGACCTAGAAGCCCAAGTAAACTTTATTGAGGGCACCGTAAGAACGCTGTGGAAGGAACCTAAGGAGAAATAAAAAAGAGCGCCCTCAACTAAGAAAACGCTCCTTTCTTTTTTATTAAGTATTTATTCTTCTTCTGTAACTACTTCTTCCACCACCATGTCACATGTGTGGCACATGTCCTGTTGCGTGGCCAAATATGCCACTCCACAAAGAACACCCACAGTAAAGAGTACCTCAGCTAGGCTCATCTTTTGCTGATTATGTAGAACTTCGTACTTGTCCTTATAGAAGAACGCCCATGCGGGATGCATCTTTCGCTTGGTCATTACTTACCTCCTGAGGCCTTCTCAGCCTTCGCGTCAGCGACTTCACCAGCAAATACCTCCTTGGTGTCAGGGGACGAGTGAACGCCTCCCATAGCCTTCCCTAGGCTTGCTACTGCATCGCCAATGCTGACCTTACCATCTAAGGGGAGGACGGACTTAACGACATTGCCATAATGCTGGCGCTTGCGCTTGAACAACAGGCACAAAACTCCTTCCCAAGCGCCAAGCGCTGGAAAGAACAATTTACCAATTGTCATAAGGTTGGCGACCATAGGATCTACACCTTCCATGCTAGCACCGACACCGCCCGCTGTTGCAGCAGCACCAGTAGCGACATCGGCACCAGACTGAACTAATTCAGCCACTGTGTCCATTACTTGACACCCGCACAAAAACACGAGTGAACCAATAAAACCATAAGTGAGGTAGTTCTTCACTAAAGTGATTCTCCATATAGTACGCGATCAAATGCTTCCGAAAATTTAGGCCCAATGTAGGGAATCCTCGACATCACCTCAGTGAACGCATCTGTCATATCTTGTTTTACGGCATCGGCAAATCCCGGCATTTCCGTAATAACAGGTACAGCGGTGTCAACAACCCATTGAGTTGTGGCACAACCAGCAGTACCAAAAAGTAGCAATAAGCTAACGACTGTGTTTTTTACCATTGTAACATTTTTACCTTTGTATCATTATGATAGTGTGTTTCTGGAGCATTTTCTGCACAATACACGCCCCAAGGACAAATGTCCTTGGTTGTTATCTCTACCCCTGGTGCCCATAATGAGACAAACGGGATAGGAATAACTGGTACTCCGTCAATTGAAATGCAAGAAGGTGCGACAACCAAAGCTGCCGCACCCATTGCTTTATATATAGTACTAAGACTTAAGCCTTTCAAGGTAATCCTCGTCAGAACCAGAATCAGCAGTTTGCGTTTGTGGCGCAGTTCGCGAAACGGGTTCATCATAGGTGAGAGTAGGAAGAATCGTCATAGCAACTTGCTTAACCTCCTCATATTCTTCTACCTTGACCAGACCGTGGATATCATGCAAAGAATCCATCCAAGTAGCGACCTCAGCATCAGTACCAGCGGCCTCAGGCTTGGGGCGAGGGGACGACTGATCATACTTAGGCCATTGGCCTTCCATTGTCTTGATAATCTTAAAATCATGGCCTTCCATCATATCGGTGATATCACCATAATCCTCATCGAGGATGGCATTCACGATCTTTTGGAACAACATGATACCGACAGACAGAATCTTAACTTCGCCAGTGTCACGATCAACCACATTCATGTAAAAACGCGAACGGGGCTTAATTTGACGAGCGGTGTCTTCGTCTGCCTTGTCACTAGTCTTCCACAGACCAAAATACGAGTCACACAAAGGGCATGCCATACTGTGAACCTTTAGGCAGTGAAAATTACGAATCTGACCATCACCACCAGTTATGCGGTGAATTTTGGTTTCAGCGTAGAATTCTGTTTCTTCATCCTTGCCAGGAAGAATCCTAACCAAATTACTTCCCTCTTTAATTTGTAGGAAGTTGTTCAGAAAGGAGCCCCCATCACCAGTACCTTGGCGGGTCATTTCTGCGTGTTTCTCACGCAACTTATCGAGATTAATTGTCATTTTTTGTTTCCGTTATAGTGTTATTTGTTAAGGCCGTAGCCTTTTGTTTATTATAGTTATCTTTACCGTTTTTTTACAAGTTTTTTAAATATTCCCGCCCGCGACTAAGAGTACAGATTGGTTTCTGCTCTGTCGCGAACGGAGAGTTGTACAATGGTGTCTTTGCGTTGTTCCAATGCCTGGGCAATGCTTTTAACTAGCCCAGTCTTAAAGGTAAGTTCGTTGACTTTTTCTTGCAAAGTATGAAACTCTGGGTGGGAACTAACAAAAGACTCAAGATACTTATCAGTAACCTTAAGACCCTTGCTGGTACGGGAATCAAACTCCTCTTTTCTAACCTTAGCAATAAACTGTTCTAACTCGTTTTTTGACCTGTCAAGCTCACGCTTGGCGACCTGTAGCAAACCATTATAATGGGCATACCTCGCGGCCTGTCTTTCAAGTTCGTACATCAGATTATCTCTATCTATCTCAACGATACTGTCAATGATGTCACAATAGATATCCCAATTTAAATCCATCCAAGTAATCAACAATGCATCAGATTTTTTTGTCATGTTATAACTCCGTACAAGTTAAGTAAAGTGTCATCATTCAGTATGGAAAGCCCCCCATTTGAATCCATCATTAAATAATCCCCTGATTCACCAACAATATAACATGAGTTGGAGGGGACCATACTATCAACATAATTAGATATACCAAAAGGAACGAACATTTTCACATACTTCAAACCCCTACTAGAGGTCAGCCAGTTAAACTCCATGTAATCAATGTAGTTGGAAAGCTCATGGGGGGGCTTAAGGACCAAATATTGTGGTTTATAACTCGGCATCTTCGTCCTCCCACTTATCCCCTTCCCTCATTTTAAGGATGGAATAATCTATATCCATAGGCACAATAAACCTTTGATGGCTATTGCGAGACTTCATTACATACGCCCGCATTCTGCCGCTGTCAAACTCTTCCTCTGTTTGATTCAAAGAAATTGCCATGTCGCAGGTTCTAATCTTGCCGTAAGCGTCGGCTAGTTCTGAGTCTGTAATCACTGTAACTTTCCTACCTTCTCTGTTAGTCTGCGTGGCGGTCCATATGAGTATATCATTCTCTACAGCCAAACCGCGAAGTTCTTCAGAGATTCTTTGTTGAGCCTGATACTCAGCCATGCCCTCTCTAGTAGGGCGCAACAATTCTAGGTAGTCCACGATAACAACATCGGGTTCAAACTCCTCGTAGTTGCGAAGCTGAACAAGTAAAGCTCTAATAGTATTTATGGTGGCTTGACCAGTAGGGAACTGTTTAATTACTAACTCACCGTCTGGGAAAGTCTCCTCAAATAGATTTAAACGGTCGTACACAGTTTGCTGCTCAACCTTCAACCGAGATTGGGGAACAAGAGACATAATAGAATCAAACCTTTGAGCGATTCTGTCCTCCCCCATTTCAAGGGACACATAAAGAACCTTTCTACCCTCAATTAAGGAGGCAACTGCTTGATTAACTAGGAATAAAGATTTACCCACCCCAGGGGGGGCCACGACCATAGCCAATTCCTTAGACCCCAGTCCACCATCCATAGCATCATTAAGGGAGGGTAGGAATGTTGAATAGAAGTTCTGATTTGAATCATCAAGTAGCCTTTTCCATCTGGCCTTGACATCTTCAAAATACATCTGCCCTAGATTAACCTCACGGCTAACGGTTAAAGCATTTCTAATGATGGCTTCAGTTTCTTCATACCTGTTATCCCCTAGGAGTACCATACATTCTGCGATAGCCTCCTTCATGGCGGATCTCTTGGCAAATTCTTCTACCAAATCAAGAAGGTATTCTGGATTCTCAACGCATGAGGTATCAAGGTTATTAATGTACAGAATTTCGTCCGTGTAGTCTGAAAGAGACTCGGACTTACCCAAATCCTCACGAACATCTTCAAGGATAAATTCGTCAGTAGGAAGTTTGTGGTACTTCTCGTAATGAGAACTGACCGCGTTAAAGATCTTAGCGTGGGCAGGATATTCGAAATAATCAGGCCTAACTAGATTGGCTATTTGTAGGTAGAAATCGGGGCTTGATTTCAGAAGGTAAAGTACGCCCCTCTGAATGTTATCGCTAAATTCATATTTCATGTTAAAGTGTTTGTCGTGAGTTCGTAGGTTTAGTAGGGTCCTTCTTCGCTTTATTATAGACATGTCTTGTAATTTTTTTCATGTTTTCTCGCTTTTTACTGGCTCGAATATCATTATTTCTAGTTATTAAACCTTTTTCTTCCATCTCTTGCGTGTTTGGAATCATAGGAGTATATGGAACCTCTTTTTGTCTAGCCTTTGTTCTTTCCACTAGAGCCTTTTGTTTTCCTAACGCTCTACCCTTATCTCCCCCCGCAATATACTTTTCATGCATATGCTGCCTCTCCCTACTTCCCGCTGGGTAGTTTATATGGGCTACTCCATAATTTCGTACACCCTTTTTTCTACACTTAGGACACATAGATCCTTTGCCTGACTCAGACAGCGGACGAATCTTTTCCCAGTAGATGTTACAAGGATCACAACTAAACTCGTAATTAGGCACCGCAATCACCTCCAGCCATGGAACAGGCTTGGCCGTCTGCAATATACTCAGGTACTTCATGTACCATATGTGTAGCAAGGTTTTCCACAGTAAGAGGGATGGCTGTAAGGGGTTCATCCCCCTTAGACCCAGCTTTGTACACCGTTAACCCCTTAAGGTCGCCAACATAGTCCAAAGCCCTCATAGCTAAATCACCAGCCTCAAAGGTTTCTGGGAGATTAATTGTTTTGCTTATACAAGAATCAATAAAGCGTTGAGTAGTGGCTTGAACCCTTAAATGTTCAACAGGAGACACATCGTATGCTCCTACAAAATTATCTAACAATTTACCCTCTCTATGCCACTCCTTAAAGAGAGGATCAACAACTAGCTGCTCCTTCCAAACATTACTGTCCCTGTACCTTCTCATATACATTGCAGAAAAGATAGGCTCAATCCCTGAGGATACACCCATCAACATGGAAATAGTACCACAGGGGGGGATAGTGAGCATCACAGCATTTCGTATACCATGCTCTTTAATTAACATCCTAATCCTGGCGGGGAGCGTTCTGGCAAACTCTTCGGACAGGTACTTCTTGTAATCAAACGCGCCAAAAGGACCCTTGTCTCTGGAGGTGTAAATGGATTCCTTATATGCCTCATCACGAATGGTAGCAAATAGTCTCTCCAGAAACTCCAAGCACTTTTCACTACCATAACGAAGACCTAACTTAATAAGCATGTAGTGAAGGCCAGTAACTCCAAGTCCAATTCTGCGTGACCTATGAGCAACCTCCTTACAGTTTTTGGTTGGAAAATGGTTAACAGTTAGAACATTGTCTAGGAAACGAATCCCAGCTCTTACTGTTCGAGCCAGCCGCTTCCAATCTACTTCCCCATCAATTACCATGTTGGATAGGTTAACATTTCCCAGGCAGCAGTTACCATAGGAGGGAAGACTGATCTCCCCGCAGGGATTGGTGGACTCCAAATCCTCAAAATAAGAAACATTCGTATAACTATTTGCTAGATCAATGTTATAAATGCCTGGGTCACCAGACTCCACGGCATTTGTCCAAAGCTTGTCCCAAATTTCTCTAGCTTTTAAATCATATTTTCCCATAACCTCAAAGGAATCTTCGAAAGACTTTTTCCAATGCTGGTCAGCACGGGCTACGGCATCATCTTCATCTAGTGCTACAACATTGATTATTGATGTCTCCCCAGTTTTCGTTGTTCTAGTGACCTCATAAACAAAATACTTCTTGTTATTGAATGTAAAGTACCACTCCTCATCTAACTCACACGCTTCAATGAAGCGATTGGTGATAGCAACAGAGATATTAAAATTGTTAAGCTCCCCCTTGTCCAGTTTAACATGAAGAAACTCAAGAAGATCTGGATGAGTGATATCTAAGATACCCATTAAAGCGGTGCGACGGTTCTTGCCAGCACGAACATGGACACCAATCTCATTGATCATTCTCATAACTGAAATGGAACCAGGGGCAGAGTTTTTAATATTCTGAATGTCATCCCCCTTAGGGCGAATTTTGTGGAAATTAAAGCCTATTCCCCCTCCTGCACAAGAAATCTTGTACATGTCATCAATAGTTTGGCCTATCGAGTGAACAGAATCTTCAGGAATAATAACATAACAATTGAGAAGATTATGCTTGCCACCGTTACGCCCACACCCGTATATAATGCGGCCTCCAGGGATAAAATCGCCAGACGAAATCGCGTCATAAAACCTCTTTTCATATTTCGTCTTTTCATCATCTGCTTCAGCTGACGCAATTGTTCTAGCGATAACCTTGGCTCTTTCTGACCACTTTTTCTCACCGGGATACGCATACCTCTTCTCAAATATTTCTTGACCTAATTCGTTCAGCTTTGTTACCGTCATATTTTTGCTCCAGCTAGTTTGGATATTCCTTTATGCTTAATTATAGTGATCTTCCGCGAATTGTCGAGGAAGGCATTAAGATACTTATTATGAGTTATTAAGAAGATCTTTCTTTCTTTTTTAAGTTCTTGCAATAATATATAGAGCCCCTTAATTCCTTCTTCGTCAAGGTTCTCTGCAACTTCATCGAAAAATACAATATTTGATTGGTCGTTGCTTGTCAAGTCAAGCAAACTCTGCAATGCAAGCATAACGGCCAAATTTATTTTTCTTTTCTCTCCCCCAGACAGAGAAATGTAGTGAGTAATCTTACCACCGTTCGTAATTGATTCCTCTAATTTTTCATTAAAATGAACCAAAAACTGACCATTAGTAAGGTAAGATAAATAGGTGTTACACTTATCATTGAAATAGCTTAAAATATTTCTGATTATGTAACGAATCATACCTTGTTCAGAGAAGGCTTTTTCCCAAAAACGCATAACCTCATAGTTTTTAGCATTTTCAAGCTTCACAGCATCAATTTCAACAATCTTATCATTAACCTCATCTAGAAGTTCAGTAAATGTGCTAGCTTTAGAACACAACTCCTTATACTTTAGATATTCTGAATACTCTTCAGAGGAAATAGGG